ATAGACACTTAGTATTCTTTGGAACAGAAACAACTATTGGAGACACATCTACACAAGATGATATGTTTATCCGATTCTCGGACCAAGAAGATATTAACACATACACACCTACAGCGACCAATACAGCCGGCACACAGAGATTGGCCGACGGATCACAGATCAGAGGAGCTATCAGAGGTAGAGATGCAATTCTTGTCTGGACTGATACCGCTTTATTTACACAACGTTTTGTTGGTCAACCATTTACGTTTGCGTTCGCACAAGTTGGAACACACTGCGGACTTGTTGGACAGAACGCTTGTGTTGAGGTTGATGGTG